TCCTTCTTAGCATTATTTTGCAAAACCCAAATCATGAAGTTTTCCCCCTAAAGCCTTGCGCCGCAAGGCTTCGCAGAATTCCCGCCAAATATTCCCATACAACCCCTAGCCGCATTTGATCGTGACGGAAACTAAAACGATCCTTTTAAAAACATCATGTTATCCAGTCGGTTAGCAACTGGCGGCGCGGTGACTTTTGCAAAGTGCTGCAAATCTTTGCGCAGCGTGCAAACGCCCGCAGGATGCAAAAGCCCAGCAGCGTCGCAGGCTGGCGGGGTACTTTGCACAAAATTTCCTTTGCAAAATTTTTATGATCCAAACTGCGCAGGCGGGTGCGGTGTAGCGCCGTTTCCGTCCTGGATCCGCTTCCGTCTGCCTGCTATCGCTTACGCTGTGTGGCGCTGTTGAACGAACGAAAGAAAGGCCGCACGATGGCGACCTTTAATGTTTGCGCCCGCTGTGGCGCGTTCTGTGGTGTCTGGTGAGGTGTGCGGTTATGCCGCTTTTTGTCAGGCTATCAGGGGACCGTATTTGCTTTTCAGTGTGCCGGTTTTAGTGGCCGTTACAGTGAACTGCGCAGCCTGCCCGCTGGCCCCCGTATTGGGGTGAGTATGTGACGCAGCGGTCTCTGCCAGCTCCCTCACCACGTCCAGGGTGTCAGTGAGCAGTGTCAGGACGTTAATTTCTTCGCTTCCCAGTTTTACCACCGGGGCAATCAGCTGTTGCGCCTGGGCCACACTTCGGCGGATGCCGCTGATTTTTTCAGTCAGTGCGCCGTTGACGTTTGACGTGACATTCCCTTTCACGTCGTCTGTAACATTGCCTGCGACATCCCGTTTCACGTTCCGGCCAACACTGACGGAATTGTCCTTGCTGCAGGTTACTGTCAGGTTGCCGGATGTGCCGACGCTGTAATCCCCCTCGCTGATATGAACGACCGCCCCGGCCAGAAGTGTGGCCGTGCCAAGCACGGTTGTTTTATCCGTTGCCTGGACTGTAGTTTCACGGACAACCACTTTGCGGATCTCTTCGTCGCTGGTGACTTCGCGAGTCATGGAGTTTTCGCGGATTGTCTGGTCCGTCTGGCGTTCCCAGTCTCCGGCAACCGTCACGCGCTGCGATACACCATCGCGCTGTTGCTGCAACTGCTCGCCGGGTTTAACCGCTGGCAGGTTATGACCCTCCGCCATAATCTGGCGCACAAAGGGCTTATCCTGCCGCCCCTCCGTGAACCCGACTTCAACCAGAGTGCCAGGGGGCGGAAACTGGAACATTCCCGACTCGCTCCCCGCCATTGGTACAGGTAGCGGAACGGCAGAATAAACCGGCGTATTTGCGGCTGGCTTGCCGTCTTCGTCAAGCAGCTGGAGATCCACGGCATAGCGCGGGCGGAATGGATCGGCAATATTACCCCCTGAAACATCCTCGCTTGGCGCTTCCACCCTGGCGAATTTTGGAAGATGCAGGCCGCTTGCCAGCTCCGGGAATGCGTTTTCAATCTGCCGCTGAATAGGTGATTTTTGCAATGGCTGGCCGTTGACTTTGTTGCGGGGCTGCCAGGTGATTGTCATGTCGTCGTTATTTAGCCGGACCTGGTTTAACCGCTGGCCGTTCACCTCAGCACCAGGGCGCAGGCTCTGAATCATCGGCACAACCATTGAATTGCCGCCTGCCGATGCCTGGCTAAATTCGTGCGGGATCTCTACTGGTTTACCCGCAAAAAGACTGTGCTCCGCAGCGCCGACGAAGACATCCCCGTCCGGCAGCTGATACCAAAGATAATCCGTCACTGAAAATGCACGGCCCAGACTGGCAAAAAGCTGGTAGCCCGTGCCGCTGTGCGTAAAGTGGGGGATCGGTTTATCTGCATAAGCAGCGCCGACCGGCGTTGTGACGGTCAGCCCGCTTTGCTCACTTATCCAGTCAGTAATCTGGCGCAACGTTGGATGCTGGAAAGAACACGGCCACAATTTATCAAAGATGCCGACCAGCTCACGCACGAACAACCGGCATGTTCCATTATCAGCAGGCTGTGACCGTTCGACGTACCCGGTAAACCAGCGCAGGACCAGACCATCATAACCAACATCGATACGCACCATTTTGCCGGTGTAATCTGTCTCTGCCCCCGCCGTAATAAACCCCCGACCGCACGCGTTCAGCTCCAGCACGATATTGCAGTCAATCAGATGGACCGGATCAGAGGAAAGGTACAGGCGTTTAATTGGCTTCATCGTTTAATTACCCCAGCGCATCGTTGACCGGCTTTAAGACCTTTTCTTCAAACCAGCTCATTTTGTCGGCTGGCTCATCAGCACCGGCAGCCGAACCCGCGCCCTTTGCCCCCGTTTGCTTGGTGCTGGTCGTCGCGTTACCTTTGCGGGCCTGTCGTTTTTCCGGGACGCTGCCTTTTTCACGCAGGGTGAAACTTACCTGCCAGGCAAGGCGATCCTCCTGCGGTACGGCATCAATCTGACCGGTGAACGTGGCTTCACGAAGGTTGATAGCCGTTGCCGTCGCATTGGCAACACGGTACTTTTTTAGCGCGCCGCTGGCTTCGGTTGCGGATGCCAGCTGGAAAAGCCGCTGTAAGACGGCTTCGTCGTCGAATGTCACCAGACCCGACACGCGCAGCTCTTTGGCCTTGATGCCCTGTTCAGCATTGGCCGTGCTCGATGTCTGGCCCGACTGGTCCTTCTCCTGAAACTGCATGGAAGGTGAAACCAGCATGTTTTGCATGGCGATCCCTTCACCATCAAGCGCGAGTAGTGCGGTCTGGCTCATGTAGCATCTTCCCTAAGTCAGATAACGAATCCCCGATAAACATCATCGCGGCGGTATGCACTGCCGTTGTTTGCGGGATGCCTTTCAGCAATTCAGCGGCAGCAACGGCATAACTCCCGCTGTAACTGAATGAAAAAATATTCGCACTGGCGGCTTTCAGGTCGTCCAGTCCCTGGCTGAGTGAGGACAGCAAACTGGCCCGTTCCTGAATAAATCCCGTGACCTGGTTTTTTAAATCTGTTGTGGTGGTACTGACTGCGGCGGCCAGCTGCGCGGCGGCAACACGCTGGGCATTCAGCGCCAGCCGGTTGGTTGAGACTGATAACGGCGCACTGGCTGGCAATACATCGGCTTTAACCGGCAACTGCATTTTTACCGTGCTGAGTTCTGCGGCGGCTGCGGCCATACGGCTTACCTGCGTAAAAACTGGGGCCGGAAATACGGTGGACAGTTTATTCAGTCCCTGCATAAAAGCGTCGTGGGTATTTTCCGCCACCATCATGACGATAACGTCGCCACTTCCGCCACCACTACCGGATAACAGCTTTTTAGCCAGATATCCCACCGCGTTGGCAGGACTGAGATAACCGCCTGAATCCGTGTTCTGTCCCAGCCCGTAAACCCAGGGATGCGCTGGCACAATGGAACAGGCCAGCGCTCCCATATCGTCAGCAATCTTTACAATCGATTCACGCCACATCGCCCGGAACCTCCGGCCAGTTAATATCTGGCGCACCAGTCAGATCCAGACGTCGCAGTTTTGTCCGAACTTCGCGTAAAGTGGCAAGTTCTGTAAGTTCGTCGCTAGTGATATCCCCATCGTCCTGAGCTTCGACAAGTTCATTGATTCTGGCTGTAACAATAGCCATGCGTCGGTCACGCTCAATGGTCGCCAGTGCCACATAATCAATCTCTATATCAGTAAGAACCGGCTTACCTTCACTATCGGCTGAAACTACTTTTCCTGTTGACTGGCCATCCATCAGAGCCTTGTGCTCTTCTTCAGTAACTTCTACTCCAGCCTTTGGCCATGTCCCTGCCAACTCATAGCTTTCTTTAAGCAAGACCGCATAAAAGCCATTTGTTTTGGCATCGTAAATATACATGTTACTTCTGCTTTCTTGTGGCATGTCAGTATCCCATTGATAACCAGTTGAAGCCGAATATTGTTGAATAACCCTTAACAGTAAAACCGCCAGTATCCTTTGATATAGTTGATAGGGCTAGCGTGCCACTTCCTATATCATTGGCAACAACAGTCACACAGGTATTGGGAAATGTCATTGGGAAGTTAACTCGTTGCTGTTGACCGCCAGCGACATTGCCAGAACCCCACTGAGTAATCAGTCCTGTGGAGGCATCCCTATGCCAACCATTTGCATCGAGGTGTACTGAGGACGAAGGGGCTAGGAAGATTCCACTGTCATCATCATGAAGCATAAATGGCTTTGACTTGTCATTCTGATAAACGCCGATCTGAGTGATGTACTGACGCCCGGGCTTACCAGACAGAGCAACTGAAACATCTGACTTTGTTGGAAAGTTATTAGATGTCCACGAAGTGAGGTTATTTCTGATTTGTGAATCAAGATGTTCAAGGAACAAACTCAGCCAGTTAGGACCATTTCCGGTGCTCCATTTGTCACCATAGACATCACCGTTTTTATACAGATTAGCGCTACCTGCATACACAGATTCACTGGCCGCGATAATCCCTAGTTTTGTGCTGATATAAGCCCGAATAGCAAGGTCCGCAGCGTTCTGAAAACCAATACCATTCCATGACTTAATATTCATGTTATTACCGTTAAAACCTGCACCATCAACACCACCTGTGGCCATCCCCCCCGTACCATCACCAATAGTGACAGAATTACCACTACGCATATTTGGAGCAGAAAGATCCCCTGTAAAGGCAGCGCCTTCCAGCATCGCCACATGGCGCCACGAAGTAATTCCCGCACCTGTGCCATGACCAAACAATACGTTATTGCCACTGATGGCCAGCACATCCACCACGGAAGTCGGACTCACGACCTCAGTAAGAGTGATAATTTGCCAGTAACTGGCCTGATCTGGCGCATCGGGAGCCTGATGTGCACGCATAAACTGACAGCCTGTAGCGGCGCGTGCGCCGATTGATGTTCGGTCAATTGCGTCACTGACAAACGTTCCCGCAAGGAACCGTCCATCACCTTTGAAAAGCACATTTCCCAGTCCAATATTTTGAACAAACAGAGGTTTATTAGGAATATCAGATCCGTTCCTGTCTTTCGCCAGTCGTGCGGCGGCATTATCCATAGCGATCTTGACTGCTTTTGGCGTAGCGGCCTGTTCTTCGCTGGTGCTGTCCGTTGCACTGCTTAACTGGGTGAATCCCTTCGCGCTGGTCGTGGCATCAGGATGATTTCGGGACTGTTCATGCTTTTTCAGTGCATCACTGGCCGCCTGGTCATTAAGCGTGCCTTTCGGGCGAAGGTCCGTGATATTTCCGGCAGCATCAATACTCGCCACCGCAAAGACATAATGCTGCACACCGCCCAGCACATAATCGGCAAGATCTGCAGCAACGGTAATTTTGCTCTGCACTGCCCATTCGCTCGTTAACGTCCCGGTCCAGCTGACATCAAGCCAGACCTTTGTCGGCTTCGCGGCTGCGTTGATGTTCAGGTCTGCGGGCAATTCAGCGCGTAACCCGGCGACGTATCCCGCCCCCTTTGTGACAAAAAATTGATTGCCGGTTTTGGCTACCAGATAGCCCGAATCAAAAAAAGCCGCTGCGCCATACAGATCGATATTTTCGCGGCGCTGGCGTTCATCCATTGCCGCCAGACGGGCAGTAAAATCAATCTGCCATGTCTCTGCCGGGGTGGTAATTTCCGTTGCTTCCCTGGCTCCGCTGTATTCCATCAGCATGGAACGGACCAGAACGTTTCCCTGCTGGCCGTTCGCATTTTTGATTTTGCGCTGGGTCGGGGCATGAATAATCATCGCCAGTGTACCGGTGGCTTTATTTGCCAGTCCGATCCAGTTGAAATCATAATCGCCCACATCCGCACCCAGTGTGACGGAATAAACGACAGAATTTTCATTCACAACGCCGGTTTTACTTACCGGCAGGCGATCAACAATTTTATCCGCTGCGGGTATTGTCTCGGTATTATCAATCGGCTTATCAGTATCCAGTCCCGGAATATAAGCGAAAATAAATTCATCCAGCGTGACAGGCTGATTATTAATTGCCTGCTGGGCTTTCCATTCTGAAAATACTTTTGTAATAACGGCCTGTGACATAGGTCTTTCCTCTACTTCAATCTTGCGCTGTACGTTGCTTCGGACTGGTTATTCACATCGCCCAGGGTGGCAGGCCAGCAAATATATTCCCCCTGATACCAGCCAATATTGATATTCAGCGGCAGGGCGGTGATCACTTCAAACTGGTAACGGCGGCATGTGCGCCCGTATTTGCGGATGATTTCCAACAGGAGATCGCCATTTTCCGCAATCTGGCTGTTTGTCACACGAACGACAATCACGTCCCAGTCGAGTCCGTCCTGTCGTTCCAGTAATTCAACGTAACCAATCCCCAGTCGCTCAAAAATGGCAATAAAGCCCGCCACTTCTCCGGCCTGCTGCGCATTGATGAATGCGTAATTCACACGCTTGCGGAAGACGTCGAGCGGCTCCCCCTTGAACCGAACGATGTCGCGTTCCCATGCAATCAGGTTTAACAGCGGTTCGGGGCAGACCAGCGGATCAAACTGCTTTAACGGCCAGGTTATCCACCCGTACACCTGCGACCAGAAATTCACGCAGGCCCGCAGCAGCCTGGCGGGGTCGCCTTTGTTCATCCACGACGGCAATTTCAGACCGGCAAGCAACTTTGAAAACTCAGTCATTTTCAATCTCCACCGTTAACCCTGACAGGCGCGGAACCGACAGTTCGCTGACAATATCTGTCAGTGAAAAATGCAGTGAATCGACAACCGGAAAAGCCTTGTGGATCTCGCGGCCCAGATTCGAAAAGGAATAGCGCGAATAGGGCTGCGTCTTTTTAACGTCGTAATTGGCGTTCTCGCGAAACGCGCAACGAATCAGGTCGGTAATACCGGTTTTTAACGCGCTCAGGTCTTCCGCTTCCATGTTTTCCACGCTTTTGACGTAGGCCGTAACCGCCAGGGTGTGGCTGGTTTCCGGCATGGCATAACATTGCAGATCATCGCCGTGGCCGTGGTGGCCCTGGGTATTCACATAATCGTTAACCGCATCAATAAAGGGCTGTGATATTTCGCCGCTGTCCAGCAACAGGTAAGCATTTGCCGTACCCGGCCCACGCGGGGCATCGTGCAAAAAGTAAATGCGATCAACGCTCAGGCCCAGAACACTGGCAATCATGCTGCGGTAGATAGCGTCAGAATGGTAATTACCTACCAGATTAAACTGGTTGCGGGTGCGGTCGCGCAGCTCGTCGTCGCTTTCCTCGTTAGCCCCTGGCGTAATCAGCCATTCGTCCTCATTGACCGCGCTGGCGATCCCGGCCACCGCAACAGGTAAGATCCGGTAATAGCCAGGCGCAAGGTTATAGCCGCTGCCGGTGCCGGTCGCCGTGACGGGAACCAGCCCGCTTTCAACCCCGGCAGGCAGCGTCACGTCTTCATTCACGGCCAGCACGTAAACCACGCCGTTAATACGCTCGGTTTGCACCAGTGTTCCGGCAGGCACGACGACCACATCCGCCGCGTTCAGCTTGTAGAACCGCAGCACGCCAGCGGCAGCGCTGGCCGGTTTAGGCACAATATGGACCGCCCAGGCCAGCAGGCGCAGCATTGGACCGGTGGCCGTCGCAACAAACATATTGCGCAGGACCACATCGATCAGCGCCGCACGCAGCCATAACACTGGCGTGGTGACAATCTTCGAAATCAGGCGCCAGAAAGGTGACATCCTCGAAGTGTTTGTGACAAACCCTTCCGCCTGCACGGTGGCTTTAAATGCCGCCGTAATTTCGGCCTCGGTCGCGGGCATCCCGCTGTCATTCAGTACCTTTTCAAAATCAACGTCGGGTTTCTCAGTCATAGTTAACCTCTGTACTGACAGGGCCGAAATCGTAGGTTTCCGCCGTGACATACAACCGCGAAAGGGTTTCTTCGGTGATCACTATGGTTCCAGGGACCAGACGTTCGTCGCTTTCCACCAGTAAGGACAGTTGCGTCAGCACGTCACCGCGCATTGTCGGGCTGCGTTCACCGATCAGGCGGGTGGTGATGCCGCTTTCCAGAATGCTGTGAATAATGTCCTGGGTGATGCTGTCGCGGTTATCGCAACGGCGCGGCTCGTTGCCGCTGTCCAGCGTGAAATCACCGTCAGTGATCAAAAGGTCGATGTATAACGGTTCGGTACTCATCCTGCGTTAAGCTCCTGCCATTCAGCCAACTGGGCCGGGGTGATTCCATTGGGGGCGTTGATGTAGGTATCGCCCCACGATTTACGGTTATCAACGGCGGTTTTGCTGTCGGTTTTAACCTGACTCATCAGGCCGCCGCGTGGGATGTCTGCATTAATTCGGTTCCCCGTCAGCACTGACGGGCTGTTCAGCTTCGACGAACCTGCAGCACTGTCAGGAATGACCACGTTTGCCGGAACGGCAGCCGCTGCCGGTGGCGAAACGGTTTTCAGGTCGATGTTGACGCCGGGGATCTTGTTTAGCTTCTCAACAATCCAGTTATAGGTAGATGCAAAGGTATTTTTGAGGACGTCAAAAAGTTTGCTGAATACCCCGCCGATGGTCTGCGCGAACCCTTCAAAGGTGGCAAGCGGGGAAAGACCGGCAAAGAAATCAACCACCACGGCCCAGCCGTCAGTGATGGACTGCCAGACCTGCGCAAACACCTGGCCCACCTGTTCCGCGACTGACATCACCCAGGTAAAAGCCGCCGTATTCATGACTGCTGCCGCCAGTTCTTCCCAGTGGGTGACGACGTACCAGATCCCCACGGCCAGAAGCGCCAGCCCGGCAATAATCAGGGTGATCGGACTGGTCAGGAGTTGCATTGCAGCCCCGGCAAACATGGTCGCCGCACCGTAAACCCGCATGGCAATGGCCCCAGCCTTTAACGCGATATTCCATGCAGCAAGCGCGATGCGGCAGACGCCCGTCCACAGCGCCAGTAATTTTGACTGGATCCACAATGCGGCCAGACCGATGCGCGTCGTCAGCAGGGACGGACGCAACAGGTTGAGCGTCCATAACAGGAGTTTCCATGCGCCGCCCAGTACCTTAGCGATTGCGGCCAGCCCCATCATGGTGAAACCAAAGACCCCCATCACGATATTGACCGCCGCCCCGGCCAGCCCGAAGGACAGCACGCCCAGGGTGATGTAACCCAGCCAGCGGGCAATATTCGGGAACATATCCAGCCAGCGGGCAAATTTTGTCCCCACGTCGGCAATACGGTTCATCAGCGGCGACAGGATAGGGATCAGCGTGTTACCAATCGCCACGCGAATGGCAAAGAATGTCGCTTTGATACGCTCCCACGGCTCGGCCATTCGTGCGGCCATTTCCTGGGCGCGTTTCATTCCGTCATTTCGGCCCAGCTCGGTGATGCTGCGGTTTAATTTATCCTGCTGGCCGTACAGCTTTTTGATAACGTCAGCACCACCACCGAACGCGGCGTCCAGCGCCTGTTGTGCCTTGACGTTCCCTTCGATGCTCTGCCCGTATTTGCTCTGGAGTTTTTGCAGAATGTCACCCATCGGCAGCATTTTGCCGGTGGCATCGACAAAGCTCATACCCAGCTTTTCAGCGGCAGCAGGGGCGCTGCGTAAAAACTGCTCGTAGATCCCGCTGGCCTCAGTACCCAGCGTGCGCGAAAGCGTACCCAGTACGGCGAACTGTTCATCCAGGCTGACGCCAAAGTCAGCACCGGCGCTTTTCGTCCCCTCGATAAGCTCCTGCATGGTCTGCATTTTCACGCCGAAGTTTTGCACCATGTACGCCGTTTTTCCTGCCAGTTCTTCGGCAAAACGCACATGGCCCAGACTGGACAACTCCGCGTTGAAACGTGACGCCATCGCGCCGATGTATTCGCCCGCCTCTTCGCCGCTGGCCTTGACGCCTGCCGCCAGGGTATTGGCCGCGATGGTGACGCGGGGCAGGTCCATATCGGACAGGCCCGCCATTGCGCCTTTCATCGCGTAGCTTGACCGGACCACATCAACGGCCCCTTTGCCGTAGCGCATACTGAATCGCATGGCTTCGCCGGACAGACGCTTCAGCGCGTCCTCTGCCACGCCTTTGGAACCCACCTCTGCAAGTGCGGCGTTCATCTCATACGCCGGACCCACCACGCCCGCGATGGACTGCGCCACGCCCCAGACAGCCGCCGCACCGATCCCGATTTTTGTAAAAGACGCCTGCGATTTTTCAGCAAAGCCGGACAACGAAGACTGGGCCGTCTTTAATGGCCGCGTCAGCTTATCGATCAGGCTCAGGGTAAAATCCAGGTGGCTCATATCAGTTTCCGTTAAATGCGATTGCTATCCCTTCCGCCGTCTTGCTGGCGCGGGTTTGGGCGAAATATTCGTCCAGCCACAGGGCGCGGGCGATGCTTTCTTCGTCGTCGGCTTCGTGCGGGAGGTAGTAGCGGCGCAGGGCAAGGTATTGCTCAAGCGCATTCTTGCGAATGGCCGCCACCCGCGCCGTCAGTTTTTTACTTCGATCTCAAGTTTCGGGGAGTAAATCTCGTTAACCTTCTCGACGATCTGCATTTCACAACCCGGATAATCTTCCATCAGCTTGTTGAGCGCCTCTTTACACTCGGCATCAACAATGCGGCCCAGATACGTCACCATAGGGGCAACCTTATTGGTCATGGTCATTTCGTTAAGCAGGTTGTTAAACGCGGTTTTATTCGGCTCAAAGCTCAGATTTACGCCCGCCACGGTCATGGCGATTTTTTTCGGTTTACTCATTGTGCTAATTCCTTACGTTGTCGAATGATGCCCACCAGGGCGTTATGTCGGGCGGCGCAGTCGGTATACAACTGCCGGTAGGCTGTCAGCGCCGCGTCAAAGTCATTTCCGGTCGGTCCGGCCAGACGTGGCAGCGTGACCGGGCAAAGTGTCAGCTGGTTTTCCTGATAATTTTCGTTCGGCTTGATCTGCACTTTCGTTGAACAACCGGACGTAATCATCAGAAGCACAAACATTGCTAAAAACCGGTTTAATGGTTTCCGTGCGGATAACCCGTTCCGTGTGAATTTCATTGGCCCTCAGCTCCGCGAGTTTTGCTTCCAGCGCTTCACCAGACTGCTGCGTCACCTCAACAACAATCTGGCGCGTTTGTTCTGCCGCTTCACTGGCAGCGAGTTTCAGCTTTGCGTCGTGCCAGTCATGCGCCTGCCAGCCCGCTGACATTGCAGCGGCCAGAATCAGCAAAAGACCCAGCAAATTGCGCATCAGCGCACCCCGTTATGCTCAAGACTGAAATGGTTGCCGTCCGGCTTACTGAAACGACCACCCCACGATCCTCCGATAGATTCCCAGTATTCGCCCAGGGGGCGATATGCGGCGCTGTCGGTCTGGTACTCGCCATTAACAAACAGGTTAAAATCCACCGCCAGGCGCTGGGTATGCAGGCTGTTAGCAATGCCGCTCCCTTTTTTTGCGTTAAGCGCGGCCTGTTCCGGCGTGCGGTACGCTTCGCCAAACGTCAGGCGATAGCCCTTTTCTTCGGCAAAATGAATCAGGTTGGCGATCATCACCGTGAAAAGTTGCTGTTTTTCACTCAGTTTCATTGCGCTTGCTCCCCCATCGCTTGATATACATGTCCAGGCAGCGCTTTAACCCCGCCTCAATAAACGCACTTCCCAGAATGCCCAGGGCGCAGGCCAGCCCAATGACGACCAGTTCCGGCATATCGGGGAATTTCAGCAGCGGGATTGCGGCCAGTGGTGCAACCGCAGATCCCAGAATCATCCGCCCGACCAGCAGACGGGTTGTGATTCGCTCATTGCTGACCATCAGTTGCCCCAGGCCGATCACGGCCCCGATAAGCAACAGCTTTTCAAGCAGTGATGTTTCTCCGTTCATCATCGTGTCAGCCTTTCAGATCGCGAGTGTCACGGGCTGACAGGTACGGCACGCCGTCAATCGCGACAAAGTCCGGGCTTGTCACCATGAATTTAATTTTCTTCGTGGTTTTGCTGGCCTCGTTGGGGTTGATGTTGACGATGTCAGACAGCGAAGGAACGCAGCCAAACACCTCGATTTTTTCTTCGTCGTCCCCGGCATTGGCATAGAACAAAAAGTCTTTTGCCGGAATGGCTCGCCAGGAACCTGCCGAACGGGCTACGGCGGTAAACTTTTTAAAGTTCTGGGAATCGACTTCGATTTCCACATCCGCCGAAACTGACCCTTTCGTGTGGCCGTTCGGGACGCCGCGGGTTTGTGCTACCGCGCTGTTGTCCGTAATGGTGACGGTGGCGTTTTCGACGTGAATCATGATGCCGTCGTAGTTCACATCGAATGATCCACCGCTAATACGTTCAGTCATTGATTAGCTCTCCAGTGAGGTGTCCAGTTCGATGCTGACGCCGATTTCTTTCGCGCTCTCATACGGTCGAACCACAAGGTAAATCTGTACCGCTTCGTTACTGGTCCAGGTGATGGTGATATCGCCGTCCTTTGGTGGTTTCACTTCGCCCGGAAATTCGACGCCATTGATCTGGGTTGCAATCGCCATTTCACGCAGCGGCTTGCCGAAATAGGTTTCATGCGCGGCGATGCTGCCCGGTGTGCTGTTCAGTGAACGATCGGCAATTTTGGGGATTGCACGCAGACGGACGCGGCGGGAGGCTTTATCAACCACGCGCACGTTTTCAATCACCTGATAATCACCGCCTTCAACGTCCAGGGTGCGACCGTCAGCCCAGTAGATGCCGTCAAAATCGTGATACCACATCGGCACGCTGTAGCGGTTTGCCTGCAAGGACTGCAACACGGCCAGATCAATTTCGGCCCCCGTCCCGTCAACCGGCAGTTTGTCGCGCCCCAGCGCGGTGACTGCGCCGGTTGCGACGCGGGCGGGGCTGTCTGCCACCGTCACCGAACGGTTACACAGGCGACCGACCAGGACGCCGGGCTCGTTACCCCACAGACGCGGGACCAGTTGCACCCCAGGCGAGGCAATACCGTCCTGGAGTCCCGCCAGGCGCGTCACATAGTCGCTCCACGCTTCGTCCTTTTCCGGCCCACCCACAGCAAGGGCAAACCAGATAAAACGCCCAAAACTGGCCTGTAAGGTGACGCGCATTTCCGTTGCACGGTTGATGGTGGCCGCGTCGGTGGTATCAAAAGCCAGAAGGATCCCTTCCACGGATGCCACGCTCTGGGCCTGTTTGACCGCGCTCATCCAGTCTTCGTCTGGTTTGTAGCCCTCGGCGTCCTTGTCTGGCTCTGCCAGCACATGCACGTAAGCAAACCAGTTCTGACCGGCGTTATTGGCCGCAGCGGCCACAATGCTTTTTAACAGGCTGTCTTTGTCGCCCAGGGCTTTATCCAGATCGCTGTCGGTATTCAGCGACTGGGTTTTCCCGATGTTAGTGTCGCCGTAACCCACAAAGAGGATGACGCGCTCGACGTCGTTCGTTGTGCCGTTGAAGCGGTTTTTCTGACTGACGTTGACTGTAGGCCAGGTCATTTTTACCCCCTGATATGCTGCGCGTTGACGTCCCAGCCGAAGCCGATTGCCTGCATTTGCCGCGCAATAATTTGGTTAAATTCGTCGTTGCTCACCCCCAGAAAAACGCGTCCAGGAATATCAATGGTCCATGTGCGTTTTGAGGGTGTGCCTTTCAGTTTTCGAATCAGTAATCCCGCCTGGGCCATGCTCATGGTTTCCATGATTTGCCTGCTGGACGGCTTAACCCAGCGCTTGCCCTTGCGGGTTTTGTAACCCAGCGCCCGCAGACGCTTGGCCTGTCGCGGTAGCGCGGGCTTGTCAGCCTGCGGCTTGCGCGGGGCGTTACTGGCTTTCATCTGGATCCGTGCGCCGTCCTGCTGGACCGCACCGACCAGACCCGCCGCAATGGGCTTCGTCCCGTTCCGGTAGTTCCCGCCCTTGAGGTAAATTCTTACCCCCTGAATCTCCGGCATTTCGCGCACAGCCAGCAGTTTGGGCAGCCCTTTTAACATCTTCCCTTTGCCACGCTTGCGCGGCTCCCACGGCGTACCGTCCGGGGCCGCCTGCTGGCGCTGGTGACGTTTTGCCGCTGTGACAATGCCCAGCTTTGCAATACGCCATAAAAGGCGCTGGCGCTTACGCGGGGGAAGGTCAGCTTTTGCCAGCGTTTCCCGCATTTGCTTTAGCTGTTGCTGGTTCAGCTCCCCACGGATCACGATGCGTCACCACGCTGGACAATAAATTCCAGTTTCGACGCCTCCCAGATTTCGGGGGCCACGATTTCCCAGCGCTTGCCTTTGTAGGGGATCGGGCCGTTTTCCGCTTCACGCAGGACCAGCGGATCAACCAGCGGGATAACCACATCCAGAATGCATGACCCTTCGTCGTCAAACTCCGGGTCTACTTTTGGATCGTCCAGCCTCAGCTCTTCGCGCAGCTCGTTGGCGTACTCATCCACCCAGGCCAGCACCAGGGCATAAATCAGCCCCGGCGAATACTTGCGAAACGGGAAGTTGTCCCACGACAGACGACCGGTATAAGTCAGCACCCCGATCCGGCGCTGGTTGTTCCCCATCGCTTTGGCGTTGCGTGCCAGCTCGCAATCTTCCATCGCACTGGAAAACATCTGCATGGCATCAGGCGGCAGATTTGCCGTAATAAACGCCGTCAGGCTTTCAAGCTGGCTCATATCAGATGCACCCCAACGCGTGGTTGTCGCAGCATATTTCGCATCACGCTGGCCGCTTCGGCCAACAGACTGGCGCGGGTGTCCTGGCTTTCCTGCCCCGGATGCGATTCACGCCGCCCGATGGTGGCGAACTCCCCCAGTAAATCGGCCTTTGCGCGGGCGTAGACCGCTTTTTTGTACTGGGCTGTTAACTGGGTTTCGTCGCCCATCTTTGCACCCGGTACATCTGCGGCCCGCTCGCAGGCTTTCGCGTTCCAGTACGTCACCACGTCGGCCAGCGCGTCGTTTACCTCCGCAATAGCAGCCAGCAGGGCCACGCCTGCGGTTTCTGGCGGCAGATCAGCGGGCAGCGTGCGCACCTTCTGAAACTCGGCCAGATCGAGATCGGGCCAGAACGCCACGCCGTTGGTGATCGCTGTTGGCGTCACTGTCACTGGCTTGCCGCTGATACTGAAACTTGGGCCACTCATTGGCGTACCTCGGTTTTGCAATAGAAACGGGCTAACGGGTTCCACGGCCAACAACCGCATGGTTGATGCCTCCCCCGCGCCCGTCCCGGCTTGCGGGAGTCGTTAAAGCTGGGTCAGGCCGTTAATCCGGGCGCGGATTTTTTCGCGCATGGTCTTAACTCCGGCGTTTTTGTTGTACGCCGCCGCCTGGGCCAAAAGGGCGTCGGCCTGCTCCAGCGTGTTCACATCATCCACAGCAGTGGCACGCGGCTGCCCCTTCTCGTCGCGCAGCAGGTAAAGACCGGCGAACTTGAACCACTTCGCGTTAATGTCTTCGTGCAAACGCCACTTTTCGCGGATGTTTTCAAACGTGCGGCTGAAATAGGGTTCGATGCTGTGACCGGCTTCCGCCTGCATGATCGCCCACTCCAGCACCGTGTCGGCCACAAAGGCGGGCAGGTTGCTTTTGAAGTTCTCCGGCGTGGCCTGGCTCTCACTGATAGCCACGTCAGCCCAGTCCAGCGCCTTGCCCATTTCCCCCGTATCGAACAGCCAGATCACGCAGTAAACCAGGGCCGGATTGGCAAAGCGGGCATCACCGGCAAGGTATGCTTCAACGGTCGGCATCCAGCGCGGCAAAAGAACATCGCGCTTCATGTCCATACGTTCTGCACGCGTCAGACTGCGAAGCCGTTCAACATCCCTTTCCAGCTCCAGCATTTGAATGTGAAAGCTGACCGGCGATGCCGTCAGGGCTTCGCACTTATCCAGCGCCTTTGCGGCTTTCTCGCGTGCACGGTGTCGCTGACACGGGGTCATAGCCATTTTTACGCGCCCCCTCCCGGTGCAACTTCGCCGGTCGCAAGGGTGATTTTGTCGAACGCTGCATACAGCTCGTCATGCTCGACGCCGTAACCTTCCATGCGCAGATAGTTATTCTCGAAGCGCTTGCGGTCGTCGTTCCATTCCGCTTTACGCTTACGTGTCCCCTGCTGGGTGTAGATATGCAGGTTGTCCAGCGTGGTGACGATAAGGCGGCCCTCCGGCATAAACGGCGGGGTGTACACGGTACGACCAGCAATCTGGCGGCCAATAAGCTGCGCGGCGACTTTCTCAGTCGGGCGATCAATCTTATTCATCATCGTGGTGGCGTCGTTGCCGATAAGGTCGGCGGAAGCCAGCACAACCAGGCGCGGGTCATTGCGGAATGGCTCATAAATGCAGGTGTGCACCAGGTCAGTGACAGCCGCATCCAGACCAATAAAGTCAGCACCCGACGCGCCGATAGTGACGGCATCAGAAATAATCTGCTCAGACGAGCGGGCCTTAACGATTTGGTGCCAGCCGATGTTAACGTCTTCGCCGTTCGGGTTCGTTTCCGGGTCGGTGTCGTCTGCAACACTCGTACCGTTAAACGCCACGCGCAGCATATCCAGTGCGAATGATTCGTTGCTGAATGCCTGAATACGCTGGAAGAACTCCTCTTCACTGCCCGCGTTCGCCCAGACAACCAGCAGGGAATAAGGCAGATACGAACCGGAATCCGTTTCTACCAGCTTGTATTCATTCCCGGTAACACCCAGGGGGCGGGAGAAACGACCGTCCTTTTTGCGCCCGGTATAAATACCCGGTTTACCGGTACTGACCACCTGGCCGGTTACCTGGTCCACATCCAGCACGTTAGGCAGCAGGCGCAGGAACTCAGACTGTTGCAACAGGGCATTGCGCAGCTGGGTTTCTTTCGGATTTGTCAGCGAGAAGTAGCGCGACGTGTCCACCTGGCCGTTAGCTTTCGCCAGGCCTGCGGCAAACTTACGCAGCATCAGCTCTGCTTTTGGGGTTAATTGCATAATCTTTTATTCCTGAAAAGAATGGCTGTTAAACAAACTCAAACGGTTCTCTGCTTCCGCCCGGCGCACTGCCAGGGCGGCGAGTATTACCGTTTTCCATCGCTGACAACTTGGTCAGGACGGTAGTCAGCTGCGTGGTCAGGTTGTCCATCTGGTTGCCAGCTGGCTGGCGACGGGCGGAAAAGTCACGTCGACGGCTGGCGCGTGGGCGCTTCGCTGGCGTCACATTGAATGACTTCATGACTTTTGCCAGGTTGGCTTTAGCGGCGCTGAATTCTTCCGCTTTGACTTCGTCTTCCGGGTTTTCGATAACGTCCTGCGCCAGCTCGGCCACCTCGTCGGCAGCATCAGCGATCTGGGCGGCAACATCTGCCACCACATCGGCGGCCTGTTCCGGGGTATCAACCGTGTCAGCGTCACCCGCTGCGGCGTCTTTACCGCTTTTAAGCAGATCCAGCATTTGCTGAATGAGCGCTTTTAATTCTTCCATTTTTTCTCCGTCGCCCTCGGTGGGCTTATCAGTGTTTGGCTCTGGCGTTGGCGTAAAATCTTTACTGGCCGAAAATAAACGCGACCAGAAAGAATCTTTTTTATCCGGTTTACTTGTCTGTAATTTTCCTAAGCTGAATGTTTCCAGACTCCCGCGCTCGGCGTCTTTTTCTTCACCGGCTAAAACAAATTTAAGTTTTTCCGTTCCCAGACTTGCCGGAATATCCGTTACAGCCAGCCCGAAAAGATATTCACGACCACTGCCTGCAAAATCAGTGACAAATTCGGCTGACGTAAATAACTTTTGCCCCATACGGTTGGCATCAATTAAAAATTGATTCGGGATTAACTGGGCATATAACTTCGTGACGTCACCTTCCGTTTCCACTTTCAGCGCGTCCACTTCCCCCAGGTTGCAGGTAAATTCACGCTCACTGATATCGTATTGCGGGTGGTGCGGCCAAATCATGGCGGTGTAGGTTTTGCGGGAATAGGTTTCTGCCGCATCAATCAACCATTGCGGTTCAATGGTGCGACCGTCCACAGCCTGTCCAGATGTGGCAATACATAGCCAATCCGTGCGGTAATGAGATTGCGGCATAACTGACCTTTAATAATGAATTTAAATAACAATGATTCGTTTGTGGTGGTCAGTATTGCGAATTGATTAAAACAGCGCGACCGCTTTATTTCTTATGTATTCGGTTATAAATGGTTAGCCACTTTTTACCGATATTTAATTATCAATTCTGCAAAATAATCCCGCCATAATAGCCGCATGGCTAAATATTCCGATGAATTAAAAGAAGCGGCACGCACGCTTTATATTAAAAGCTGGTCGCCGAAAGATATCGCGCAGGAACTGAATATTCCACCGCGTACAATTTACCACTGGGCTGATGTCGGGAAGTGGGCATCACTGCTGCCTGTTGAATCGGTGGAAAATGTCATCGCCCGCCGTATCGACCAGCTCTCCCGCCGCGAGAAAAAAACAGCGCTGGAACTGGAAGAACTGCGCGATCTGATTGCTCACCATGTGAAACTCATGGCGCAGCGCAACAAGCACGCCGAAAAGCTGGCAGAAATTCAGGCCCAGAAGGCGGCTTATGATGGTGAAGGGTACTGCCTCAGCAGCGCAGGCGGGGAACCAGGGGAAAGAAAGCGCCGGTATAAGAAAAACGACGTTTCCGGTATTACAGCGGAAATGCTCGACACCTGGGCGCAGGAACATCTCTTCGAGTACCAGCTGCACTGCCGCGAACATAAAGGCGAAGACTGGCGCTTCATTCTGAAAAGCCGCCAGGTGGGTATGACCTATTATTTCGCCTGGGAAGCATTTGAAGACGCCGTCATTACCGGTGATAACCAGGTCTTTTTCTCCGCAAGCCGATCCCAGTCGGAAATCTTCCGCGAATACATCGTCCAGATCGCCCAGAACCATTTCGGCGTGACGCTGACGGGTAAAAATATCCGCCTCAGTAACGGCGCAATACTGCGCTTTTTGTCCACGAACGCCAGTACCGCACAGGGCTTTAACGGCCACCTGTATGGCGATGAGGTTTTCTGGATCCCGAAATTCACGCGCCTGCATGAAGTTGCCAGCGCAATGGCAACGCATAACAAATACCGCACGACCTACTTTTCGACGCCCAGCGCGAAAACGCACCAGGCTTACCCGGTCTGGACTGGCGAAGCCTGGCGCGGGGACGACCCGAAACGCAAAGGTGTGAAGTTCCCGAACGAAAGCGAAATGCGACAGGGCATTCTTTGCCCGGACCAGATCTGGCGCTACATCATCACGATGGAAGACGCTATCGAAGGCGGCCTCGGGGCGCTTGTCGATATTGAACGGCTGAGCAACAAATACAGCCCGACCGCGTTCGCCATGCTCTACATGTGCCAGTTTGTTGACAGTAAGGACGCGGTGTTCAAGTTCTCCGCGCTTGTCGGCTGTGAAGTGGACCGGGCCACATGGGGCGACTTTGATCTGACCGCTGCGCGGCCCTTCGGCAATCGCGAAGTATGGGCAGGTTTTGACCCGTCGCGCTCCGGCGACAACTCAACATTTGTGTTAATCGCGCCCCCTGTAGAGGACGGCGAGCGCTTCCGCGTGCTGGCCGTCTGGCAATGGCAGGGTTTTAACTTCAGCTGGCAGGCCGACCAGATAAAGCAGCTTATGCGCCGCTTTAACATCACTTACATCGGGATCGATACAACCGGCATAGGTAAAGGCGTTTATGACCTTGTCAGCAAATTTGCGCCACGCGAAGCCACACCCATTCTTTACAGCGTCGAAAGCAAAAACCGCCTGGTGATGAAGATGATCGACGTTGTCGAGCGTAAGCGCATCGAATGGGCAAAAGACGCCGTAGACGAAACGAACAAGGAGCGCGTCGAAATTCCGGCCAGCTTTATGGCTATCCGGCGCACGACAACCAACAGCGGCAACGCGCTGACGTTTGTTGCCGAACGTTCAGACGCGACCGGCCATGCAGATGTTTTCTTCGCTATCTCGCACGCCGTAATTAACGAACCTATCGATCACGAATATGACCGCCCATCGGGCTGGTACTTTGGGAAAGCAGCATGACAAAGAAACAGCGTAATAATAAAAAATTCAGGTCCATGACCGGCAGCAAGGTTGAATCCTTCACGCCAGGGCGCGGAAGCGTGATCACATTTGGCGAACCCGAACCCATCCTGACGACCGGCACTGATTATCACAATATCTGGTATGACAATGAGTATGACCACTGGCGACTCCCGATTGATCGCCTGGCGCTGGCCCAGTTGCCGAACCTTAACGGCCAACACGGCGGGGTGCTGTATGCGCGGCGCAATATGGTGGCCGGTGGCTATATCGGCGGCGGCCTGACGCCTGACCAGGTCGAACAGGCTGTCTTTGATTACCTGCTGTTTGGTGACGTCGCTATCCTGAAAATTCGTAACGTATTCGGGGAAGTGATCGACCTGCTGCCGCTGCCGTCGCTGTATCTGCGCTGCCGGAAAGACGGCTCGTTTGCTGTCCTGCAGGAAGGGCCAGCGCTTATTTATGACCCGGAAGACATCGTCTTCTTTAAAATGTACGACCCGCGCCAGCAGGTATATGGCCTGCCTGACTATATCGGCGGCATCCATTCGGTGTTACTCAACAGTGAGGCAACCATCTTCCGACGCCGTTACTACAATAACGGGGCGCACATGGGCTTTATTCTCTATACCAGCGATCCCAATCTCACGCTGGAAATGGAAAACGAAATCAAAGAGAAGATCGCCCAGTCCAAAGGGCTGGGTAACTTCCGCAATATGTTTATCAACATCCCGAAGGGCGACCCGGAAGGGGTTAAAATCATGCCAGTGGGCGAAGTCAGCGCAAAGGATGAATTTGCCAACATCAAAGGGATCACCGCGCAGGATATCTTTACAGCTCACCGCTTCCCCGCAGGTCTGGCGGGTATTATCCCGACCAACGGCGCGATAATGGGCAACCCTGAAACGGCCCGCGCAACCTATCGCAAGGATGAGGTTATCCCGTTGCAACGCAAACTAATGAACGGCGTCAACAATGACCCGGAGATCCCCCCACATTTGCACCTGGTTTTTGACGTGGATATCCCGGCAATTACCGCCGAAAAGGGCGAAAAATGAGCGCAATTAAGTTAAAATCATCCCCATTGTTAGCAATGGCGTGCGGGATGGTGAACATGCGAGTTTTTAAAATTAAATGTCCTGAATGCGGCTCACCGGCCATCATTCGCAAATCTGACTGGAAAGATAAAAAACTGGCCGATTTATACTGCGCCTGCACGGAAGTGGAATGCGGCCACACCTTTGTTTTTAACGCCCAGTTTTCACATACTCTCAGCCCCAGCGGGCTGACCGGTAACAAGCTGGTTAAATTCCTGATTGACCGGCTCAAGCCGGAAGAACGTCAATTCGCGCTGGACCTGCTCAACGGTCAGACGGCATAAACGAAGCCCGCATAAAGCGGGCTTTTTTATTCGACATCACAAAGCGCGGTCATAATTGCCAGCCGTTCCGCTGGCGGCAGGGCGGCGAACTTATCCCGCCAGCGTGCCGCTTTACGTTTTATCCTGGCCCGGTCGTTGTAGTCCTTTCCGGCAAAGGTGTGGGAATAGGCTTTCCCTTCCTCATAATTCATCCAGATTTTTTCCGTTCGCACACCGCCCCGCGTCATGGCCTGAAATTCCCGCGTTCGCCAGCCGGTCAGCGTGCTGTCATAAAGCTGCGACGGGTAGCCAGACAAAATGACACTCACATTTTCCGGCAGTGACATCAGGCAACGTAAAAGGCGCTCATGATCGGCGACGGTGTATTCATGGCGATAACGGGCGCGACTGGTGCGCGTTTCCGGCATGTAAGGAGGATCGGCGTAAATCAGTACCCGGCCCGCAGTCGCAAAATCAAAATATCCCTCCAGAAAGCTGACAGCATCGCCATAATGGAAATGGATGTCAGGGGGCGTTAATCCTTTATCTTTCCAGTGCCGCCTTGTCAGCGAAAATGCAGCTGAATCAATATCAATCCCGACAGAATGCTGGGCTGGCGGTTTATGGAACATCACCGCACCGCTGCCCAGATGCGTTTCAATGTAGGTATCATGCGGGGGCATTTCGGCAATGATTTTCTGAAAGACCCCGCTGGCCGCTTTACTTCCCAGGTAACTCATACTTTCCCGCCCTCAGCTGGCACGGCCATTCCTGACCTGCAGCACTGTTAAAAATGACCGTCCTCGATACAAATGGCCAGCACTGCCGATTATGATCGTGCGGTACCATTGACAGTCACTTTCACCCTAAGACCAAAAAGCCCGCTCTTGCCAACGGCGACACCATCTTCGCACCACCCTTCGACTAACTTTTCGGCCATAGCCCGAATCTCTTCCTTCTCCCAAGACCAGCCGCAAATCACGCCCGAAACGGTATTTTCCCTGTGATTAAAACCAATTTTTACTTTCATCTTTCCTCACTTTTCACATGCTAAAAACGCGGGCTCTTTGCCGCCCGCACCCGCAGAATCACGCCAACCGACGCAACCAGTTGCGACGGTCAGCGCGATTGCATTCATTCTTTTGGGTGGCGACCTTCCGCGCCTGCCAGCATTTTTTGATGCTCCCCGACCGGATCAAACCGCAGGCGCGTGGCATCTATGCCGTGGTTATCCCGCAGACGGTCCCATAATTTATTCACCGTCCGTGACTCATCGGGTAATTGACGCGTTATCAACTGGCCGCCAGCACTGGCCCGATAAACTTTGCCGCCAATCTCCAGACGGCTCCCCATTAACAGCGAAACGGCCTGAATCTCTGAAATCTCAACCGAACACAACGCCGCATCAGCCAGCAGACTGGCAACCGCAGGGGCAAGCGCTGCCCGCCTGGCCTTGTCAGCCGCCGATCTGGCCTCGGTTTTTTCAACGGCAGAACGCCAGGCAACATCTAATTCGCTCCCTGGCTCATAAGGTGATCCGCTTTGCTGCCTTTTGAATGGTGTTTCACGTAGTCGCCGCATCAATTTGCGCCGCGTTGGCTGGTCCATATTTTCAAAATCGACGATTTCATCGTCTGAATCTTCTGTCTTTAACTCTCCGTCAGCTGGCACAGCCATTTCTGACAGTGAAAAATCGGTGATTTTTTCGTCTTCCGTAGAGTTATTGACAGAACTCCAAGCGTCGCCGGTTGGCGACGGCAAAAGGTCAACCCCCAAACCGGGACTGTTTTTGGCCTCGGTGGTGGCTTTGGATTTGGCGCGGATTTTCCACTTAACCAGACGGGTGCAAATACGGGAGGCATCACCCAGACGCGGCGACCAGACCCCGAAAACCTTTTCGGGGATCTCACAATAAGCATTCATTTCATCAGCTGGCTGATAGGCCAGACGGACGACATAGTTTTCACGCGGGATCAAAACACCACCCTGACGGATGATGTAGGTAGCAAAGCACCCGACATCGGCAGCGGCGCAAACCGCATCCATTGCAGGATCCACAAGCAACGGCGCACCGCGCTTGAAGGTATTGTCAATTTTCTGGCGGGTCGTGATCTGATTGCTCAGTTTGCGCAGCTCGCGGTAAACCGATATGGGCGGCTGTCCGATGGGCTGAAACTGGCGGATGCGGTGAAGTGACGCCCAGGCCATTGCATATTTGGCGGTTTCATTCAGCGGCTTGCCGCTTTCGTCGTCCAGTTCACCGGCCAGCGCGTGGCCGTCGATATTCTTCGAAATGTATTTGGCGATATACGCCGTTGCTGACCCTTTCCGTGGGTCCATTTTTTTTGACTTGAAACGAGCACCGGTATTGCGGCCCAGCTCGTCACGGTCTTCCGCAATGAAGTAGGCGCGAAGGATTGCAACCGTGGCTTTAACCTGGTCTTGTGGCATAAATAGCAACGCGTGCCAGTGTGGTGTCCCATCATGATGCGGTTCGGCGACGCGGAAGCCATAAGGGCGCAAATCTTCGCGTTTCAGTTTGGCGGTTGCCCGGTTCCATACACGGCATAAATAGCGCTGCGCCTGGGCGACGGTGGAATGATTCCATTTGGCGTTATGGTGGCCGGACGCAATATTACTGTGATATTTCGACGGGCAAGTGATGGTCAGGAAGATGCCAACATCGCCGCGACTTTGGGCGACAAGTTCAACCCCAGCCATTCGGGCCATAAGCTCATGGCGACGAATAGCCGGGTTAGACGTGGATTTATTAATCATTTCCTCAAGCGACGAAACGTTGCCGTCTTCGTCTACCAGTTCATGACTTTTGAAAAAATCCCGGTTTTTACGGCGCTGTTCCTGCCACTCGATCAGGCTGGAAGCGCTAACGTAGGCGTGCGCTTTTTTATTTACCGCGCCAACAGCACGCAGCTGGTTCTCGCGCCAGTCACAACGCAAGCGCCAGATTTTGCGGCCCCACCAGTCAGGCGAAGCCATACGCAAAATGGCCGTGCATATGCGCTCGCGTTCCCACGGTGCATGCCATGCAGGCGGCACAATACGAAGCGCCAGCATTTCGCGGCCCAGGTGGCAATAAAGCCAGTCCAGTTCTTCGACGTTCATGTCGGAAACATTCCGCCCCAGGGCTTCGCATTCCGTCCCAAGCATTTCAGCCATGCGGCTGGCGATCTCATTAGCGGCGCTTAGTGCCTCCCGCTTTGTGAAATCAGCCAGTCGCTGCCAGCGCCCGAACCAGTACGCGGCCAGTTCGCCGGTGAGATCAGGCGAAACACCTTGCCTTGTGCGCACAACATCAAGACGCAGCAATGATTTTTTCACGGTCCCCATAAGAAAATCATTGGTGTGTCTGGCTTCACGGTTGACCCGTAACCATTCAATTTTTTTGCGCCAGACTTCGCGGATGAAGAACGGCTCAGACAACAAACGCGCTTCAACACCTTCCGGCGTATTGGCCCAGGCAGCCGCCGCAGCTTTCGCGGCTGCACTTTCCTGCCGGATGATATTTTGTTGGGCGGCCAGTGGCAGGCCGCACGGTTCGTACCTGTCCAGCGCCTGGATCAGCGCGTCACGGTCACGAACGTCGTCAGGGTTGTAACCGGCGCGTTTGAAGATGTGATCGATGTGTTTTTTTACGGCAGGATGATGCGCCACCGCCCCGGCAAGCGGGGCGATTTTTTTCGGTTCGTAGGTGTACAGACCAACAGCTGGGCGCGGCGCATTCCAAGGCCATGCAAACTCAGACATAACGCCTACACCTCAAAAGCCAATTGAGGGGTAAAACGGTCTTTATCCGCATCGTAATTTAGAGAACTAGCACTATTATGTGACTCGATCCGTTCTACCAGCGTGAATGCTCTGGTTTCTTTGCTTGCCGGTGAATATGCCCCCTTCCAGGCTTTATCAATTGATATATTGCGGGCCACATTTGTGCTGTCAGCGGATGAAAGCGGAATATGCGTAAACACGTCTTTGTTTAGCATCCGCAATCCATGCAACTTAGCGATGGGGTATCCGTTTTTATCCACCACATTGCTAATCAAATCTCGTAACTTTGCCCTACATGCGCGTGGTTTCTTTGCGTCATATTCCCCCATAGAACCGATAGCTACACGCGGGTATTCATGGCAAAGCCTGATAAATCTTTCATCAGGTTCAGACATATGCCACACAGGGCACCCCACAAATTTACCGTGAGGCCACTCAGCTAACAGCGCGTCATTCTCTACACTGGTTCCACCAATAACGTCAGGTATGCAGGCAAATGCAAAGCGCGGATGATTTTTCCATTCATCCACGAACGCGTAATACTCACGCCAATCCACGGCGCGGCCCTTAGTCCAGAATGTGTAAGCGCCATTATCCAGCGCAAAACTTTGGCTTACCTCACTTGCCAATCCGATCTGCTGAGGATTAGCAAAGCTGATAAAAGCATGCCGCCCTTTCCAGGCTCTCAGTGCGCATGTATCCGGCGTGATCGGACCACCGTGAAAATGAATCATTTTCGACTCTCCACGTTGTATTTTTCATGCGTCATCAGTGACCAGACCTTGCCGCCGTTTTTACTCAGCAAGCGCCAGCGCCTACCGATGCGGATCACCAGGTAAAAATTTGGTTTGATGCGGGAATAGTTTTTGATGCCGCGAGAAAAGCGGCGCAGCTCGGCAGCTGCGTTACCGCAGACACCTACCGGCGCAGCGCATGAGATCTGCAGTTTTGTGACCATCAGAACGGCTCCACGCCATAGGCCGCAGCCGTTGCCAGCATTTCGTTATAGGTCGCGTTACCCATTACAGGGCCACAATCAGGGCAACGGCCACCACCGGCACGACCGCAGCCGCTACACACTTTCAGGACGCCAATCACTTCACTGGCTGCCCCTCTGGTAATGGCGTTCGCGCTGACAGAACGGTTAACGCTGATTTCCTGGAAGTTGAAAGAGCGATAAATCTCGCGGGTGGCTGGGGTGTCGCTATTGGACAGGATCACCGGCGAACCAGTAAGGCGGTTAATATCCAGCAGAGCGGCAGCTAACTGGCGATGCTCTTTAATCCCAAACGGGGCGGTGTGGTATTGGGTGAAATTAGCGGTTTCGCTTGTTGGCAGGTATGGCGGATCGCAGTAGATAACCGCGTCACTACCAATCATGATTTTTAACGTGCTCTGGAAATCGCAGCACACGAAAATAGCTTTCGTGTCGTTAGCTTTTTCAGAGAATAAACGGATCTGTTCTTCCGGGAAGTAAGGCGGGGTTTTGTGTCTACCAAAGGGAACGTTATATCCGCCCTGTTGGTTGTAGCGCACTACGCCGTTATATCCGTGACGGTTCAGGTAAAGAAACTGTGCTGCACGAAGAATCTTGCCCGCGTCCGGTCCGTCCTCAAACACATTGCGCGATGACAGAAGGTCATGGGCGCGGGCGTTGAAATCATCGCGGATCCACTTATAGCCGTCTTTATCGCCGTACACTTTAAACAGCGGGCGAGCAGCGTCGATCACCGCATCAGGCCAGCGGGTTATCTGGCGATACAGGTTAATTAAATCCGGGTTGATATCACCCAGGATATAACGGCGATATTCAGTATTGAGGAAAACAGAAGCACCGCCGACAAACGGTTCCACCAGGCAATCGTCTTTCGGCAAAATCGGCAGCAAATCAGGCATAACGCGGCCTTTACCACCGGGCCATTTAACGAGAGATCGAATCATTTTTACTTTCTCCAGGGTGCAAGAAGCCCGACGCGTTAGCGCCTGTTTCTTTTTTGTGGGTAGTTAGTTGTTAATTGACTGCGTTATCTGGCGCGGGTGGTTTGTCGCGTATCGCCTGAATTTCGGCGCGTGGTGCGGCGTAGTCCTCAAATTCCCACGGCATTGATGCTGCAAATTCGGAAAGGCGCTTAATGCCCATCAAAAGGCACGTTTGTTCCTTTTCGGTTAGATTTTCGTAAGTGCAACCCAACTGTTCGGCGGTCAGTTTCGGCATTCCGGCTATGTATCTGGATGCATCGTTCGCCAGGATGAAAATCACCTTTTTACAGGCATCGTCCAGGCGGTTAAAACGGGTTGCAGTGTCGTTCACGCGTGAGGCGTTCAAACTGGCTTGCAGCCGCGCCCGTTGCTCTAAGAACTGGCGGCGGCCTGGCTGTTGTCCTGTCTTATCCATCAACACAACCACCTCCCCGAACTACGCGAAGATGCCCATTAAGCGGGAAAACCAGCGGCGCTTATTACGCGGGCGCGACATAAACGGTAAACGGCAGTTTTTAACAAATTGAACATCTGCCGCTTTAGGCTGGAAGAAACGCCCGTCAGGGGTTTCAATCCAGCCGCGTTGATGCTGACGGTGGGTGATCTGCTGGCCGTGGGTGAGCAGGCTGGCGAGTGAAGGGCATTGCGTTAAGTCCATGATGATCTCCGTCAAATTGAAAAAGTTCCTGGATATACCTTTATGCGCTTTCTTTTAATGCTTCCTGCGCATCCCTGAATTCTTTAAGAAATTCAGCCACCATATTGATCTCGCGGTATTTCCCGTACTTGCCTTTAGCGGTGATGAACTTTCCTGCGTCAACCTGCTGCTGGACGGCTCTTAACCCCTGATTGGTCATCTGGGCGTACTGCTCAACGGTCATACGTGGCTGAGGGATGCAAAAAATCACCGGGCAACCCTGCACCGACATCACCAATGGCTTTGTTTTGCTTGTCCGCATGTTTTATCCTCATCGTTTGGGCTATTCAGATTCGATTAGAGCTGAATAGATTTGTTTGGTGATGGAGCTAATTAGCTCCATTGACGGCGAGTATAGGGAGCTAATTAGATCCATGTCAACCACTGTCGGCGAGAAAATCAGAGAGATAAGAGAGTCAGAAGGGCTTACCAGAAAGCAATTCTATGAATTAACAGGCATTCCAGAGACTGCACAAAAAAATTATGAGAGGGGGATAACAGAAAAAATCGGCATTGATACCGTAATGAAGATCACAAATCATCCTATGTTTAAAAAATACACAACATGGTTAATGAATGGTGAAACCAACGAAGCCGCCGGGCAAATCAGTCCGGCTCTCTCCCCTAATGGATGCGAGAGCACATCGAAGCCCCAAAAGACGAAAAAGGTTGGGTAGTTGCTTCGGAAATAATGAAACGATGGGGTAAAGGTGGCATCTGTCACTACCGTTATTTCTGGGTTAACGATGGTTCTTGTTAACTAAAAGTATATTGAAATTAACGACATCTAAAACTCAGACAAACCAGGTCACGCGAATGACGATCAGTAAACTTGAAGATGGTCGGTATATGGTGGATTTGCGACCACAAGGCCGCAAGGGTGTGCGGTTACGTCGGCGCTTTGCCACCCGTTCGGAAGCACTACGCTTCGAACGGTGGGCAGTCTCGAATTACAACAACAAAGAATGGATGGTTGATGATAAGAAAGATACCCGGACTCTGGAGGAGTTGATCGCAGCGTGGTGGAAGTATCACGGCCAGTCTTTAAAATCCGGGGAAATCATGCGGATTGAGTTAGACCGCATATGCTACGAACTCAGCAACCCGAACGCCGGTGAGATAAACAAAAAGATGTTTACTGAGTATAGGGCTAACCGACTACTTGCCGGTATCAGCCCTACCACCATTAACCGGGAACATGCCTTGCTCAGTGGGGTTTTTACTGCACTCATCAAGGCTGGTCAGTATTCACAAAGCAATCCCCTGTCCAACCTTCCCCGTGTTAAGACTACGGAAAGCGAGAAAATATTTCTTACTTCATCGCAAATTGAGCAGCTATTGCTTGCCCTGGACGGTGACAATCTACGCCTTGCAAAATTTGCCCTGTCCACTGGTGCGCGATGGGATGAAGCCGCGCAAATCCAACGTTCGCGCATTCTGAAATACAAAGCTGTTTTCACTGATACAAAAAACGGTAAAAACCGCACGGTTCCCATTAGCGCATCGCTGCATGACGAAATCACCAAAAACCGTAAATCAGGAAGCATTTTCCCCGATGCTGACTATTTCGCTTTCCGTGACATATTGAAGGGTCTGTTTGATTTACCTGCTGGTCAGGCTACCCACGTAATGAGGCACACCTTCGCCAGTCACTTTATGATGAACGGTGGAAATATACTCACTCTGCAAAAAATTCTCGGTCATGCTTCAATTAATCAAACAATGGCATATGCACACCTTGCACCCGATTATTTACAGGACGCCATTACATTAAATCCGGTGTCCATGAGGGGGCAAAAGTGATCCACATTTTGACCCAATCACTTAGATTTGATTAGGTTTCAATAGAGTCAATCAGTAATCAACCATTTGAAAATAAAGGTAAATCATTGATTTTCCGTTACCACATAAAAAACAATCTGTTTTTTCGCGTCAAAACTTATTTTATTTTTATATTCCGTAGGCAAGAAACGGCTAAACTGGTTAAGGATAACCGTTGTTTTACATTGAATATCATTAGTATAGCCACATAACGCATAGGTAGCAGGCGTATCCAGATTAGGTTTGATTGTCATACTCACAACCTTTGTATCATGCTGCACGCTCACAAAAACATAGCCAATGGCAACAAAAATAAAGGTAGCGATCATGATACTTAGCCATTTTCTTATAAGGAATAAGGAAACGTCGACTAAATCAATTTCACTATTTTCTCCCCGCAT